GCAGAACGTTATGCAGCAGATAAAGCATATGACGCTGGTACAGTAGTTAAGCTAGGCGGCTCGCATGAAATTACAGAAACACTAGACGGCGGCGACATTGATGTATTTGGCATTGTTAGTACAGCTCCTGGTTTTGAAATGAATAGTGGTGCTGGTACAGATGAAACACATCCATTTGTGGCATTAGCAGGACGAGTTCCGTGTAAAGTTATTGGAATAATTAATAAAGGCGATAGACTTGTATCTAGTGTATATGCCGGAACAGCTAGACGAGCTGACCCTTCGGAGTTAGATGATTATAGAAAAATCATTGGCAGAGCTCTTGAAGCAAAAGATACTGAAGAAGCAGGTAGTATAGAAGTAGTAGTAGGAGCAAAGTAAATGCCGCAAAACGTTGGTCAAATAGCAGAAGCTTCGCATTATAACGCTGTTGCTGAAAATGTTAATAAAGTATTTGGTGACAAGTATCCGACTGCTTCTGTTACAGATTCCTCGAGAAAAGCCACTCATAAATTCGGATGGGGTGCGGTTAATATCGAAGACGCACTAGCCAACGGTACAATTATTACTGCTGATAGACTAGCAACAATGGTCAACCACACTAATGTGAGTATCGACCATATTAATGTAGCAGATAGTATTATAGTTTATGCAGCGCCTGTGAATAGACAAACTGTTAGTGCAAATACACTTGTACGTGCAGAAGATTTAAATCTAATAGACAGCAAATTTAATAACAATATACTTGTAAACAACAACCACACTACTGTAGATCCTACTGACGCAAGTCTATTACTAGCAACACCACTAAGTGGTGGCCCATATTCCAGAACAACACCATGGCAAACAAAACTAACAGGTGAACACAAATGGAGTTGGAGTAGTTATAATGCTGCTAGATATTTCTTTAATGGCGGCGGAAATCTACAACTTGATATGACAATGTCAGGGGGCTGTACTGCTGGTTATTTCAATTGGGCTGATATGATAAATGAAATGGGTACACTAGTATTCAATTGGGATACAGTTTCTCAAAGTTCTGCAACCACAGCGGGGTTTAGTGCAGGAAAAGGTTTTTATGATTTAACTGAGAACTACGGAGACGGTAGTGACGCAGGACTTGCAGATGAAGGTCTACTTTTTACTAGTTCTGGGGTCACACAGAATACAGGGTACGGATATGGGTACGGATACGGGTATGGATATGGCAGCGGAGGCGCACCTGGTATATTTGTAGCCAACGGTTCTTCGAGCCAGAAGTATAGTGGTAGTTGCCCTAGTGGCCCAACTGTGTATCTTGTTCCACTTAGTGGATATAGTGCATACAGTGCTAGATATTTTAAGCTATACGGTAAATGGGCAAACGGTGGTAAAGAAGTACACTTTAAACTAGTTTTAGACAACACATCACTAATCCAGCCTGTTGACGGCACATTAGAAGCTACAAATAGATATTTGATGCCTGACAGCATTACATTAAGTAACAGTGATTTTGATGTTAGTCCTGACCCTACTATGGCTATCACTGATAATTTTAATACCGGCGACGACTCCTAGAAAACTCTTGACAAACCTTACATAAATAAGTTATAGTAGTAGTTAATCATAAGGAGAAACTCAGTATGGATGAGAGACTCGAGAAAGCACTCGAATTTGCCAACTATAGAACAACGCTTAGTATGCAAAAAAGAAACATCAGAGCTCGTATGCAGGTATTGCAGACTCTGCATTACAAGGGTGGTAGCTTTATTGCCAACGAACTCACAATTAGTTTTGTAAATACGCTAATTCAACTTACAAAAACATCAGCAATTATAATTGATATCAAAGACAATCCGATCGAAATTGATGATCTGTCAGACTTTCAATCTTCGTTGGTTGAAGCGTATACACAAGCCAGCAACGAATACAAAGTCCAAATGGATAAAATTAAAAAAGCACGAAACATTAAGAAAATTATGGATTGGTAATGTCAGAAAAAGAAGAAGACAATGGCATATGCTTTTTTGCTTATAACAACGAACAAATAGATTATTTAAGATTAGCACATATCGCCGCTGGATATGTTAAGGCTAATATGAGTAATAACAAAACTTGCCTAGTCACAGACGAAGGTACTTATTCTTGGCTTAAAGATAGTATCGATTCGAAATGGCATGAAACCTGTTTTGATCATGTTGTGATTGCAGGAACATTAGATAATAGCAACCCGAGACGACATTTTGATAGTCCGTGGAGTGAATTCACTGCTCCGTTTCACAACAGTAACAAAGATAAAATATTCGAATACACGCCATTTGAACGCACTATATTACTGGATACTGATTATATTATACAAAATAATTTTTATGATTACTTGTTTGACAGTGAAGTTCCTGTTGCTATGCACCGGACAGCACATTACTTAGAACAGCAACAACCTTATATGAATGAAATATCATTGAGTGATGGCGGCATACACCATTGGTGGAGTACAGTAGTTTATTTTGATCAGAGTTATGAAAGCAAGGTATTTTTCGATACATGGAGCCATGTTAAGGAAAATTGGGATTATTATAGTTTGCTATATCAATTTCCGCCTGCACTTTTCAGAACAGATTTTTGTGTAAGTATTGCATCGCATCTGCTAAACGGGTACAATGAAAATAATTTTGTACACGACTTTATGGGTGTGCCAATGAAAAACATGGATCAGAAAGATGATATTATAAAGATCAACGGGTTAAACGACTGGGCACTACTCAGTCACAATAGATCAGAGCAATGGAAAAATTTACTAGTAAGAAACCAAGACTATAATTTACATGCTATGAATAAACGAGCAATTGGGAGAATATCATCTGAGTTAGAACATTTATTACAGGAGAATCTGTATGAGTAGAGGGTTTGTAATTTTAGGAATTGATACTGATGTAGATAATGTAAAATATGCATCAGCACTGTCAATGACTATAAAGAACTGTGACGTCAATAGTGAAGTATGCTTAGTAACCGACGTTGGACAAGTTGTTGACCCGATGTACTATGATTGTTTTGATTATATAACTGAACTACCTTTTGGTAATACAGGACACGATGATGGATTTCACGCTAGTAATTTTTGGCAAATGATACATTGTACTCCGTTCGACGAAACAATATACTTAGATTACGACACATTGTTTTTGAACGTAGACATTGACTTATTATGGGAAGAGTTTGAAACTTATAATATCGCAATGCCATCGTTAATGAGGACTTATAGAAATGGTATAGCAAATAAGACAACCCGGTTTAGTATCGAACATAATTATGAATTGCCTACAAATTACAGCAATATATGCTATTTTAATCAAAGCGATGAAGCACAAGCATGGTTTAAAATGGCAGATCCTTTTTATCAGAATTGGAGAGAGTTGTATGAAGTATACTTCAAAGAAAAGAAACCAGAAAGTTTTAGTAAAACAGTTATCAATAATTTAGTAACAACCGCAGTAGATGCATACGATATTGGTATACGTTTAAATAACGTATACGACATTGATGCACATGCACAACAGTTGTGGAACAGTGATACGACAATCAACGAGTGGACAACGATATTCAACAACTGGTACACACCAAACGACCAAATAATAATAGAAAACAGCTTGATATCTAGTGGAATTATTCACTACAGAGATAAAAACTTTTTAACAGATGAAATATTAGATGCTATCAGAAATACTTTTAACACAAACAAACTCCGAGTCAGCAACTCCGCATAAGTTCTGTGTGTATTTTGACGAGTGGACAGGAATTATATCAGCAATAACTAACAAACCTAATAGTAGCATTCGTGAACAATATTTACTCACTGACGATCCAATTTGTCAAAAATTAATGCTTGGAGTTGTTAGTACTAAAAAGTACATTGTTGCAGAACTGTTACACGGATTTAAGTTAATACAAAAGGATAATTTTATTAGACTCAGACGGGCAGAACAACAGCTTAGTAAATTACGTGAAATTAAATTATCAACACAAACTGATATTAATGTTGTGGTGTATCTGAGCGACTATAAAATGGAAGTGAACATTAGAAGCGAACTAATACATAAACTTAGCGGTAAACAACAGAGTCAAATTAAGATAACTCAAAATGAATACGATGACATTAGTTTTTTCTTAACACTTAAAAATAATCCTATGGTGTTGTATGAAAATATTACAATAAATATTTTACAGCTACTACAAAATGGATATCAAATAATCGATCTGAGTCACTTAAAAAATAAAGTAGAGCTGAGAAACGTAGATGTACTTACCAAACGTATTTTCAAAACCTATGGTATAAAGTACAAAAATCAATACTTAAATCCAGATTATAACGTTAGTATCAGCAATAAGCGTAGACATATAAGTATATTGGATAAAAGTTTTGTAGACAACGTGCCGTTTACTATTAGTCCTAGTACGCAAGGTTGGATTTTACGCAGTAACTTTGAACATGCACATGAATACAAAATATACAAAGACATTAAACTATTCTTGACAACAGACAATCCTAATGTTATGCTAGACAGAATAGTAATACCATTTGACATGATTGGTAACCATCAAGAGTATATTATTAAAACAAAAGTAGATCCTACAACTTGTAAGATATTAGTAGGCGAAGAAGGTCGTAACATCGACTTTAAATTTGAGGATATTGAATATGACAAACCTAGTTAGTATCAACGACTTTGATATAGTGTATATAAGCTATGACGAGCCAAATGCTGATGAAAACTATGCAGACCTACTTGAGAAATGTCCTTGGGCAAAACGCAGTCACGGAGTATGGGGAAGTGATGCAGCTCACAAAGCAGCAGCAGCACTTAGTGAAACTGAGCGTTTTATTACTATTGACGCAGACAATATAGTCAATGAAGATTTTTTCAACATTGAACTAGATATGGATAAGATCAAAAGTAATGATGTTATTAGTTTCGCAGCCAAAAACGTAGTTAATGGATTAGTGTACGGAAATGGCGGTATTAAAATGTGGCCTGTGGATGTTGTTAACGCAATGCGTACACATGAAGCCGCACCTGAAAGCGATAAGCGAGCACAGGTAGATTTTTGTTGGAATATACGATATGTACAAATGAATGACTGGCATAGTTGGGTATACAATAATGGTAGCCCACTACAAGCATGGCGTGCTGGTTTCCGTGAAGGTGTAAAGATGGGGTTAGAAGATGGCGATGTAGTAGATCCAGCTAAAATAAAACGTATTTTTAGAGAAAATTATAGACGACTTATGGTATGGATGACAGTAGGAGAAGATACTCCTAACGGACTTTGGGCAATATATGGCGCACGATTGGGCGCACATATGACTAATATAACACGTCATGATTGGGATTGGCGTAATGTCAGAGACTTTGATTGGTTGACCAAATACTTCAACGAAGAACTTGCTCCGCAATTCGCTGGCGGTGATCAATTGTGTCCGCGGACAGGCATGCAGTGGGATAGTAATAAACTTAAACAAGAAACTGTACGTATTGGCAATGACCTCAGGGGAAAACTAGATTTAGAAATCGCTGATATTGGCATAGACGGAAGTCGTTTTTGGAAAACAGTGTATCGTAATCCTAGTAGGCTTGGACCGCAAATAACAGAAGCTCAAGTAACTGAATCAATTGAAAAGTAAATAAAGTGACTAAAAACAAAGACTACCTTTCCAATGCGCTACATACTAAAGAAAGACTAAATGCTCTTAGTCCTAGTATGTGTATGGCCAAATGGCTACAAGTTAGTTTACATCTGCCACAAGGATTAACACAAAGTTGTTATCATCCTCCGACACATAAAATTCCACTAAGTGAATTGCAAGGTAATCCAAAAGCTCTGCATAATACACATGAAAAAGTACTACAACGTAAGCAGATGGTCGAAGGTAAACGACCCGACGGATGCAGTTATTGTTGGAAAATTGAAGATGCGGCCAATGGACCCCACTTGAGTGACAGACATTATCGCAGCGGTGAGGATTGGGTAGGAACCGACGGATGGGATGAAGTGGTAGAAGGCGGATGGGATGAAAATATAAACCCACGCTATGTAGAAGTTAATTTTAACCAAGCGTGTAACTTTAAGTGTACATATTGTAGTCCACATTTGAGTACAGCAATACACGACGAAGTCAAAGAACATGGTCCGTTTGTGATGGACGACCTTGTACACAATGACACTGACTGGTTAGAAAAAGCTGGACTAATGCCAATCAAAGGTGCAGTCAAAGACAATCCGTATGTAGAAGCTTTTTGGAAATGGTGGCCTGATTTATACAAAGATCTGAAGGTATTTCGTATGACAGGCGGCGAGCCGCTTATGGATAAAAATACTTTTAAAGTATTAGATTATGTAAACAAAAATCCAAATACACAACTTGAACTTAGCATTACTAGTAATATGTGTCCTCCTCAGCCTAAACTGTTTGACAAATTTATATCTAAACTAAAAAAGATAGAAGAAGTCAGAGTTTGGGAGGATAAAGATAAGGTTAATCCCGACAGTGGTAATAATTGGTATGTTGCACCGGCATGCAAACATTTTAGTTTGTTTGTGAGCGTTGATAGTGTTGGAGAACAAGCAGAGTACATTCGTACTGGATTAAATTTTGACCAACTGTTGACTAATACCAGACGTGTACTATCTGAGACACAAGGCACAGAGATCACATTTATAAACACATTTAGTTTATTAAGCATACCAAAATTACGTGAATTCTTACAAATGATATTAGATCTAAGAGTAGAGTTTGGTAAACTTAATCAGACTGAGCAGCGTATTAAGCCTCCCAATAACGGAGAGTTTGAACATCCTGATTTTGTAAGAACTCCTAGACAACGGGTATGGTTTGATATTCCGTACCTCAGAGAACCAATTTGGATGAGTGCGCAGTTAGCAGCATTCGACAATAAACTTATCCAAGAACTAAAAGAATGCATCCAGTTTATGGAGGCAAATGTAGAAGATGACGATTACTGGCGCACAACACACGGATTTAAGAAATATGAGATACAGAAACTAAAAAGAGATCTTGCATGGATTGAAAACGGTTTAGATGACATCAGTGATACTGAGCTTAAAAAAAGACAACGTATGTTTTATCAATACTTTAATCAAATTGATAAACGGAGAAATACAAATTTTATCAACACATTTCCTGAGCTTAGTGAATGGTGGAACAATTGTTACAAAGAGCAAAATGGCGAAACATATGAGCAAACACTATTAAGGAAAAACAGTGACTAAAACCTACTTAGACTCAGCTGCTGAAGCAAAACAAAAACTAAATGCTATCAGTCCTAGTATGTGTATGGCCAAATGGCTACAAGTTAGTATGCATTTACCACTGGGAAAAACTCAGAGTTGTTATCATCCTCCTACACATAATATTCCGTTAGACGAACTAAAACAAAACAAGACTGCACTACATAATACAAAAGAAAAATCATTACAACGTAGTATGATGTTAAAAGGTGAGCGCCCGAGTGGATGCCAGTATTGTTGGAACATCGAAGATGCTCCTAACGGCCCACACCTCAGTGATAGACACTATAGAAGCAGTGAAGAGTGGGTAGGGGAAGATGGATGGAACGAAGTATTAGAAGCAGGTGCAAATGGTAATATTAATCCTCGCTATGTAGAAGTTAATTTTAACCAAGCATGTAATTTTAAATGTAGTTACTGTGGGCCTGTATATAGTACTGAGTGGGAAAAGGAAGCAGATGAACACGGACCGTTACCACTAAGTGGAAAATACGAAACTTGGAATAACTTAGAATTGTTGAAGAAGCAAGGCGCTATGCCGTTATCGGGATCGAGTAAAGATAATCCGTATGTAGAGGCTTTTTGGGAATGGTGGCCAGAACTATATAAAACACTAAAAGTATTTCGTATGACAGGCGGTGAGCCGCTTATGGATAAAAATACGTTTCGTGTGTTGGAATATGTGAACAATAATCCCAAACAAGATCTAGAGTTAAGTATCACTAGTAATATGAATCCTCCTAGTGCTAAACTGTTTGATAAATTTATGACACTTGTTAAAGAAATCGAAACACCTAGAACTTGGCACAATGGTCAAAGTCAGCACACAGGCAGTGCATGTAAACATTTTAATCTTTATGTAAGTTTAGATACAGTCGGAGATCACGCTGAGTATTTGCGTACAGGACTTAACTACGACACATTGTTAAGTAATACACATAGATTTTTAAAAGAATCTAAGAATAGTCATGTAAATTTTATAAACACATTTAACATTATGAGTATCCCTAGATTATTAGATTTTCTAAAATTAGTTATGCAGTTGCGACAAACTTATAAAACAGACAATGATAGTCATAGAGTATGGTTTGATATTCCTTATCTACGTTTACCAGACTGGATGTCAATACAAAATATTGCAAATTATCCAGGTATTGTAAACTACTTAAATATATGTGTAGATTATATGGAACAGAATGACGATTGTTTTAAAGATTACGAAGTAGCTAAACTTAAAAGAAACATAGCATGGATCGAACAAGCATCAAGTGACGTGAGTCAACAACAGTTAGTACAGCGTAAGAAGAATTTTTATGTATATTTTTCAGCACTTGACCAACGTAGAAAAACAAATTTCACTACAGTGTTTCCTGAATTATCAGAATGGTGGAACGCATGTAAACTAGAAGAACAGTGTAAAGAGGTAGAACAATGAGGAAAAGCGGCGAAGATTTCCAACAGTATAAAGAACGTATGATTGATCCGATCAGTGATAGTTTTTGTGCAGCAAAATGGTATAATGCTACTATTTGGCTAGGGCACGGTCAATCTACAAGTTGTCATCACCCGCCGGGGCATCGAATCGAACCTTCAGAACTAATTGACAATCCCAGTGCCATTCATAATACCAAGCATAAAAAACTAATGCGAAAGATGATGCAAGAAGGCGAACGTCCGCAAGAGTGTGAATATTGTTGGAAAGTTGAAGACGTTGGACGTAATAACATAAGTGACCGTGTTCACAAAACAGAGATATTCTCAGACGAAGATGTTAGTGCATGTGCAACTACTCCGTGGGATGAAGATGTTATGTTGCGTACATTAGAAATATCATTTGACCGTGCCTGCAACTTTGCATGTAGCTATTGCAATCCAGCATTTAGTAGTACATGGGCAGCGGATATCAACAAGAATGGTCCTTACATGAATATCCAAAGTGACGGACGTGGACATTTCAATGATAACGCTCCTTGGGCAGCTCGGAGCACCAAGAGGGAAGAAGATAATCCTTACATTCAAGCATTTTGGAAATGGTGGGATACTGGACTCAGTGATAGCTTAGAAGAAATTCGTGTTACTGGCGGCGAGCCGCTTATGCATAAAAGTATTTGGAAACTGTTTGATTGGTTTAAAGATAATCCTACTAGCGATATGCGATTTGCAATCAACAGTAACTTAGTACCAGAAAATGAACGACAATTTCAGAAATTAATTGATGCAAGTCATAGTATTAAGAATTTTGAAATCTATACTAGCGCAGAAGCTGGAGCATTACAAAGTGAATATATACGTGACGGATTCAATTACGTTGAGTGGAGATCTAATATTGAACGTATGCTCAAACAATCTAATGTTAGTAAACTACACTGCATGATGACTATAAACAGTCTATGTTTAGAAACCATAACTGACTTTATGGATGACATGTTAGAGCTTCGTAAAGAATACGGACAACGTGCTCCTACAATGACACTGAACATTTTACGTTTTCCTAGTTTTCAAAGTTGTGCAATCATTCCTGTGGAATTGAAAAAAACATTCAAAGATAAAATTGAAAATTGGCTCCCTACTCAAATGGATCACTTAACCGTTGGCGAAATTTCACATATACAACGACTAATTGATTACCTGGACGTAGTGAAAACACCACACAGAGATACAAGTGAAACTCCTAAGTTGTACAATGACTTTAGATATTTCTTCGAATCATACGATCAACGTCGTGGTAAAAATTTCAGAGAAGCATTTCCAAGTTTCGTTGATTGGTACGATAGTATACCATTTGATGCAGCCAATCTACAAAACAAAAGTATCGAGCTAGTGGGCAATGTGGAAACATTAGACAGTTATGTGAACGATGACGTTTAAATGGAAGCTATACGTTGTGAAATAATGCGTAAGCAAATAATGGTTGAACCAAAGAGGATCAGCCCTTGTTGTAATTTCACAACGTCATTGCCCATTGAAAACTATCGATCAACTGTTGAGCAGTATGCAAAAAAACTCGATGCTGGAATAAAAATACCAGAATGTAAATTATGTTGGCAAGCTGAAGATCGAGGCATAACAAGTGTTCGGCAGTCAGGCAACGACAGCGCCCATACATACTTAGGCGAAGGAATTACATATTTAGATATCAGATTAGGCAATGAATGCAATCTTGCTTGTAATATGTGCCACAGTGATGTCAGTACATTATGGGGTAAATTGAACGGCAAAGCTAGTCCTGCTCCACTAAGTGAAGAACTTGTAAACAAAGTAATGGACAAGACGGGCGACTTAAAGCGAATCAGTTTACAAGGCGGCGAGCCATTTTACGGCAACAGCTATGTTAACTTTGTTGATAAGTTAGAAAACAAAGAACAGATTGCTGTTGATGTGTTTAGTAATATTATAACAATAAACATGAAAATTATCAAACGTTGGGTCGACGAATTAAAATCACTTGACATTAACGCAAGTGTAGATGGATACGGAGATGTATTTGACTATATACGTTGGCCTACCAATTGGAAAAAGTTCAGGAATAATGCTGTAAAATTACACAATATAAACAAATTGCGGTTGAGTTATTTTTATACAATACAAGCATTTAACGTATTGTCAATATGTGATTTTATAGAATGGAGAAATCGAGATACCCCTGGTAGACAGATTGTGTTTACCACTGTTATTCACCAAGACGAAGTTACGTACAAGGGATTAACACAACAAGAACGTGATGAATTTATTTCTAAGAAGTCTAAAATCTTAGGGATGTTAACACCAGAATCACGTGAGTTATCTGATCTAAGTAACTTTTTTAAACTAGTTGAAGATATGCAGCCAGACGACGAGTTAATACAAAAAAGAATTGCATGGAATCAACACACCGATTCGACTAGACAACGCTATAAAAATAGATCAGCGATATAAACATTCAAGTTCAGGAAATGTGTCCACTAGACTTTCGCTTCGCAGTGCATCTAGCCTATCATTGTATTCGACGAACTTGGGAGCAAGTTCTGACTTATCTGTTTTTAACGAATCAATGAACGCAGTAAAGCTACTACCCCGTCCGTAGTTGTCTAGTCCATGTTTATCATAGAATTGTTGATACTTGGAAATTATTTCTTGTCGTTTATATTCTGGTAATATTTGTGCTCTAATGTAGTCTGGGAACAATACAGTATTACATTCTATACAGTCAGGTTTAACATACCCTTTGCTTATCCAGTCGTCGAAGAAATCAGGAACATGTTCTGCGTTATATGCACTGATAGTTGCACTTACATAAAATTTGACGTCGGGTAGTTCCTTGAGTAATCTCTGCCTATTTTTTTCTATTTGCGTCCAGTCGGTACCTTTTCGCATATGTTCGCCACGTTCGCCCATTGCGTCAAGACTTGCACCAACAGTTAAATTACTAAAGTGTTTCCATAACTCTATAACGTCTTTGTTTTTATATGTGAGTTTACTAAAGTTTGTATTGTATGCTATAGCAATATCAGTCTTGCCAATCTTTATTAAGTGCTCTAGAATTTTATAATGTTCATCCATTATCAATGGTTCACCGCCAGCGAAATAAATTCTTTCAACAGTATCGATCCATTCCTCTACATCTTCCCATAATTCATCTAGTGTGTTTTTTATCTTTAAGATTTTAGGCTGATCTTCTTTATATCTTCCTAGCTTAATTGCATCGTCAACCCAAAACGAACTAAGCTCTGGTCCACAACTACGACATTTAAAGTTGCATATATTACTAAATCTTATATCCATGTATGCCATGTATATTTCGTCCAGTGTGCCATCTTCATTGGTTAGTTCAGTGCGATCGTGTAAGTGTTTGAAGTCTTTGTTTAAGTTCATTCGCATACTACGGGCACCCATCTTTTCATGTTCGTAACAATTGTTACAACCTGACGTGGGTTTACCTGCTAGTATATTTTTACGAAGATCTGTCATCTTCTCGCTGTTCCACAATTCTTCCATAGTACTTTGATTTGTGTTTCCCACAATATAATCATTGGTAGCTAGACAGCAAGGGTATGTTGTGCCGTTTGGCCATATGTGCATGTGAGTCCACGGTAATATACAAAATACGTTGTCAGACATTTTTTGACTCCAATTTATTAATAAGTTTACTTGCATGTATATATACACTGTCGCTGTTATCGAGAGTTTCTGCGACGCAGATATATCCAATGTCATGAAGCATTGATCGTTCATGTCCGCATTCTATTTGTATTGTGGGTGCGTATTTTTCTATTATAGATGCACCACCTTTAAGTATAGATGGACCTAGACCTTCGGCATCTATTTTAAGAAAATCTAGTTGTATTTTTGGATAAAAATCATGCATAAAACTATCTAAGGTCTGTACTTTTGTTCCTTTAAGGTTATATGAAATATCAATGTCTGGATTGTCGCCGTGGAATTCATAAATGTTTTCATTGATATAATCTAAATCAAAACCACTCAGTGCTGAATCACTGCATTTATAAAACAGTGCAGCACCTTGGTTACTGTCGCCTATGCCTTGCGTATATAAATTAAAAGTGTTAAAACGTTTTTTTAAATTAGTATACAAGGGTATAAGATCTTCATTTGGTTCAATACCAGCTACAGTTGAAAACAAACGAGTATATAGTTCACTATAGTGTCCCTTGTTAGCACCGATGTCAATGGCAAGATTCCATTCTCCTCTAAAACTATTGTGATACTTTAGTCCTAACATTCTGTCATCCATTGGTGATTATTCCTTTTACATGATTATCGAACCAAGGCAACAAGTCATTGAAGCCTATCTCTTTTTTGATTCGTAATTTACTGTCTAAATTTTTTAATTGTTGCCATCTTTTATCTACAGTAGATCTGTTAGCGTTGAATTCATCATACTCACTCAGTAAACCCCTCAGCGGAGTCGAGTCGTAACCTAATTCGTCGATCTGATCTAATATACTGTAGTCAATGAATTCCTCAGGTGTATTGAGTAATGTTAAGTGATCTGGATGGTGAGTGCCAACTAGTCTTATATTTTTTTCATGGTTATTCATATGTCTCTGAAGATAATCTTCAGTAAACATTGCTGAGATTTCTATTAGCGTGTCAATGATGTAAGGATACGTGATCATAGTTTGCACCATGTTAAATGTTACAGTTATGTCATTGTCGATTAATCTTTGTATGTTTGACTTAACATTAGCCCAAGAACTATTCATTCTTTGGAATTCTCCAGCGGCTCCAACTGCATCAATACTAGCATCTATTACTACATTGTCAAACTTTTTCCATATATCTGCCCAATTGGTTTTCTTGTATTTTAGTGTTGTTAGATTTGTATTATAACGTAAACTTACATCGAAGTATTCATTGTCTATTAGATATTGTAAAATTTTATGATGCTGCGGCATCTGTAACGGTTCGCCGCCGGCGAAATAAAAATGCATTTCTGCACTGTGTGTGCGTAGTGTATCTTTAATTATCTCAAAAATTTCTTCAAATCTGTCGTTGGGAACTTCTAAAAATTTCTCATCTGTACGAACATTCAGACCCAGATCTTTTGCTAGCTGAAAATATCCACTGCTTAATCCTTCCCAACACATCAAACATGCTAGATTACAATTATTACTAGGACGAAAGTCCCAATATGTAATCTTCATATTGTCATATGTGCCATCTTCTAATGTGTCCGAATAGACGTTCTCATTGAACTTAGTGTGATTAAAATCACTGCGAAGGCTACTATATTTGCCGTGCAATTCTTCTTGTCTCCAACATGTACTGCATTCTTCTGGTCGTTCATTATTCATAAAACGTTTTCTAAATGCTTTAAGTTTGCTGCCACGTAGTATACTATCAAGGGACTCTTTGTGCAAATTTCCATAAACCGCATTGTCGGGATCTGGTCCGCACGTTGCTATACAACATGGACTTACGCCACCATTTGGTTCTATATGTAAAGTTATCCAAGGGGCACTGCAAAAATTTTCATTTTGCTTTAGTATAGACATTTTATGTATTTTCCTTCATAGTAATTAACTACGTATTTATTTATCGATAAATATATTAAAGCATAATCCAGGGAATTAATAATGAGCAAAAAACAAAAATATTTTTGTCCAATGGTATATAACGCATTAGAGATAGAAACAACTGGAGCGTTTAGTCCATGTTGTATTACCACTAAACAATACCGCAATGATGATGGTGAAAAATTTAATGTTGCCAATGATAGTATCAGTACTGTTATGGCGAGCCAAGACCGTAAAGAATTCGTCGAGAACTTCGACGATTACTTTGAATCCAAATGTAAACATTGCTTTGAGACTGAACAAGGTGGCGGCGAAAGCAAACGTCTACGTGAGATAAAATATTGGAAATATCATTATAACCTTGAAAGACACGAATCATTGCCAATGTTCACTGATGATAAGTTACAGTTACTTGACATTAAAATGGGCAATACTTGTAATTTAGCATGTGCAATGTGCGGTCCTGACAGTAGCAGCAAGTGGGCTAGTATATTTAAAAGTATGGGTGTTGAATCTCCCAAGGTAGAACAATGGCATGACAAAGATATATTTTGGGAAGACTTAAATCTAGTCACTAAAAATTTAACAAAAATTGAGATTGCTGGCGGTGAACCATTTATGATTAAGAAGCAAATCAAACTCATTGAGCATTTAGTTGAACATGACTTAGCAAAAGATATTGACATATTGTGGATTACCAATTGTACATTTTGGCCAGAAAAAATTATAAGTCACTTCAAAGAATTTAAGATGGTGAGAATTATGTTGTCATTGGACAACACTGGTAAACAGTTTGAATACATTAGATACCCAGCGAAATGGGACGAGACTTATGGGATATTTTTAAAATTTAAAGAACTAAGTGATCAAGGAATTATTGAACTTGGGATTAGTCATAGTGTTGGATTGTTAAACGCATATCACTTGCCACAATTTCACCAATGGGCAAGGAGAAATCGTGTAAAAGTTCATAATAATCTTATACTAGGGCCTATTGGTGCAAGAGAACTTCCGAAAAGTTTTAAACAAGTACTCTTAAAGAGATTTGCTAAAACAAGTGATCCCAAGTGGCAAAACAATCCAATTGTAGGAACAGATAATTGGTTTGTCAACTATTTTATGAATGACCCTACTCCTGAAAGTCAACTTGAATGCGATCATTGGCTTAAAGAACGGTTGATTCCTAGTCGTCCGAACTTAGATTTCTTCGAAGCTTTTCCTGAACTCAAAGGGTATGTGGATGTCTAAGACATTAATGATTGGATGTAGTCACTTGGGTGGTAGTTACAGTTTAGATAATAAACCTTTGAATACGGAAGTAAACTATGGTACTATTGCCAGAGACATTTTAAATGATAAAGATTGGAAAATTATATCATGTCCTGGAGAAGGCATAGTAGCATTTTCTAGTATAATCGAGACACTTCATCAACAGAATTTATTACAACAATTTGACAACTTAATCTTGCAACAAACATATGAGCCTAGATTAAACATACAAATGAATCAGAATAAAGTAATGCAAGACATCATTGAGTATGTATCAGGTGACAGTTCTCTTCCGCATAATGTAAAAAATGATTGGTTGGTATCTATGCATCCGTCAACTCAATTTGAAAAGCATAAGAGTCGATTCGCACACAGTGAGCTGGAATTTTTAGAATACTGTCATTATATCGGAGATAATTTTGATCGTACTGACGATATAGTAAAACATGTAGAAAGTATTGAGGAGCCGAAGCCATCGTATTTTAAAAATATGGAAGTTGATACTGCATTTCGCTATATCCAAATGTTAATGGCAAACCTAAATATTAATTTATATACATTCCGCTGGTGGAATTCTTGGCGAGATACGGATTATATCAGATCTGTTCCGAGTATAATGAATGACTCGGTGGGAAATAAGTTACGTGACTATTACGGGACTGACATTGTTAATCATGTGTCAGTCCCAGGCGACCACCCGTCGACAGCTGCCGTCGAATATGTAGGCGCCGAGCTCGCCAAAGCATTGGAAAATCATGGATTCAGATAAAAAAGACAACGGTGTTTTTTGTATAGCACCATGGATGCATATGCATGTTGAACCCGACGGCGATGTGCAATTATGTTGTGCAAGCAATTTAAAGCATGAACATCAGCAGAGTCTAGGAAATCTCAATCAACAAAGTCCTGAAGAAATATGGAATAACAAAGAATATCGAATGGTCAGACGTAGTATGCTTGAAGGTAAGCCATTGCCTAAACACTGTAGTCAGTGTTATGTCAGAGAGCAAGGCAATATTAATCAGACTGAACGCCAAAGGTTTAACAATGAGTTTAGTGATACATTTGATTTAGTAAAAACTACACAAGCTGACGGTACACTAGACACGCTAGAGTTAAAATATATTGATATCAGATTTAACAATTTGTGTAATCTAAAGTGTCGTATGTGTGGACCAGACTGGAGCACTAGCTGGGCTAATGAATTGGGAATTGACAAGCCGTTGTTGTACAACGACACATGGAGTAAATTGTTACCATATCTCGGCGAATTAGAAAAGGTATACTTTGCTGGCGGTGAGCCGCTTATGACACCAGAGCATTATGATTTTTTAGAACGTCTAGTAAGTATTAACACTGATATAGAGTTATTGTACACCAGTAACTTTAGTAGATTGCATTTGGGTAATCGACATGTGCTGGACTATTGGCCTAAGTTTACAAAAGTAAGTGCTATTGCTAGCGTTGACCATTATGGAGAGTATGCCAAGTATGTTAGGACTGGCAGTGATTACGATGTTGTCTTGGACAACATAAAAGAGATAAAACTTGCTGGATATAATAATATACAACCAGCAGTTACCAGTGTGTACAGTATATACAATGCTACTCGACTAGGCGACTTCATTATTAGATTGTTTGAAGATGGTGCAATTGAGAATATGGATCAGATTGTTTTTAATATACTAGTAAATCCTGATTATCAGATGGCTACTATTATGCCCGAATCAGCACTACATATTGCAGTTGAAAACACACAAAAAGGAATAGACTATTTGCGCAGACATAGCCTAGATCCTCAAAAACTACAAAGTGCTGTAGACTGGTTAACGAATAATCACAAGTATGATCCAATATTATTTGATAAATTTGTAAAGTATAATCGACAATTAGATCTAAAACGAAATACAGACTTTGATAATATGTATCCGGAGTATTCAGA